TCCCTTCTCCTTTACTTCTTTTTCCCCTTCCTTACTCTTATTTAAATTCATTTCGCTTAATAGCTTATCGTATGCAGAATCCGCTCCTTCTACTTTAGATTCTTTTGTGCCCTCTTTTTTTGCCTCGTTATTTTTTGTCTCTTCTTTTTTTTCTGTTCCTGCTCCTTCAGTAGATACAGCATCGCTTTTTTTGTTTAGCGTTTCAACCGAAGATGAAGCTGCAGTACCAGTAGTAGGTGAATTAGAAGCAATATTTGTTGATGCAGTTGAAGTTGCCGACTCTATCTTAGATTCCTCAGCTTTACCTGTTGGTGATGTAGAAGTTCCCCCTGTAGATCCTTTATTATCACCTGTTGTTTTTTCTTGTTTTTTCTCCTCTAGCTTTTGTTCTGATGTAGTCCCTGTTGCTCCAGTTCCCCCAGTAGCAGAAACTATATTACCCTCCTTGTCCATTTTTTTAGATTCAAGTGGTGCAGTCTTTTCTGCTAGTATGCCTAAATTTTCTTTATATCTTTTAGACATATTCACAACGCTTTCACTTTCAAACCCCTCCTCGTTTAATATTTTAGCAAGAGCAGATAATATAGCATTGTTCTCCGGAGTATAAAGCTTAGAATAATTCTGGCTAGCCATAGGGCTATCGTCGTTAAAATAACTTAGTAAACTGCTAATTTTAGTAAGCAAAGGCTCGAACTTTAATTTATCGTCTTTAATCTTACTATCAAAATCTTCTTTAACATCCTCATATACATCGAATTCTTTAATGGTTTTGAATCCTAAATTCTCTACTATTTCTGTTACTTTTCCTTTTTTTAAGGTCTCTATATTTCCTATTTTATTTTTAGCAGCATCCTTAGACATTTCAAATATTTCTTTCCCGTCTAATGCTTCTCCTTTATCGATTCTCCTCTTTATTTGGGATTTGTCCGATTGAGCACCTGAGTAAGCATTATCGTAATAAACACCTCCTCTCTCTATAGCTGGAGCTAATTCTTTTAGATTTCTATCATAAGATTCATTGTAAAAATTATTAGCTTTTTTTATTGCATCTTCTGCAGATACTTTCTTCTTTTTTAAATCCTCATCTATCTCTTTCCCTGTTAAAGTAACGTTTACCCCGTCAGTTGTTACTCTTGCCTTAGCTTGCTCTTCGTACTTTGCCCTATCAAAAGCTCCTTCAGATGCTTTAAAAACTGGAAATTCTGCCGATCCCCCCGTTAATCCTGTTTCTCCTGCCAAAATTATTTTTATTTTATATACCTAAAAAGCCAAAAAGTTTAACTTTTTGGCTTTGAAAATGCAAATGCTTCTACTAAGTCTCCTTGCTCGTTTTTCTTATTTTCTCTTTCTATCTTCTCATTTAATTTATCTATAAATAATTGATATTCATAAAAAGGAAGATTTTCTAAGTGATCTATGGATAGCTTAAACTCGTCCCATAGTCTAAACTTAATATCAAAGTAGTTGGCTAAAGATATCTGAAATAACGAAAAGAGATCTGTACCCTCCGGGAAAGTAAATATCAGCTGTGACCTCCCCCCCACAGCTCTCACATTTACTATAAATTCTAGATTTCGTAGCGAAATTGATTCTTTCTGTTATTTGATCTGCTATAGAAAATTGTAAAGGAGTCCAATCAATAGAGATTCTCTCGTATTCGTCGTATAGCCTTTCATCTAATCCTTTCCAATCTGGTATTATGAAGGTTGCTACTTTAGCAAAGCTTTCGTCGAATTTTTTACCCTTTCTTCTCTTTTCCGCTAATATTTTTCTACATATTGTGGTTACACCAACTGTTGGGATATAAAGATCCATTTCTTGTGTTCCGTCTTTTGGTATAAATTTAAATGAATAAGTTTCTTTGCTATATCTTTTAAGAATTTCATTATCCATCAAGAAACTATCTAATAAATTAGATTTAAGTTCTAACATGTCTGGAACGTTGCAATCCTCTTTAGTACAATTCTTAGATACTGGTAAAAGAATCCTATTTTCTCCTTTAATAAAAGTGAGATCTCTAATACACATTATTATATAAAATCTATCCTCATACCAAAGATCGTAAGGCTCTAAAAATCCTCCGTCCCATCTTATCTTCATACACTTAGAGATAATAGAGTTTAATTTATCGTCTAAATCAAGTCTATCGTCCTCATCTACTGTTGAAAAGTGTCTTATTTCTCTAACTCCTGCCGATCTTATAACAACCTCAAACCCATCAGGATATCCAAATCCTTTGGATGGAAGATTTTCTATTGGTATATTCTTCCACTCATTTTCCATCCCCATAGGGCTTCTAGAAACATTAACCTTTCCTAAATTATTAGGAGATTGGATAAATTCTGGATTTGGTGAATTTAAATCTGCGGGTTTTTGTTGGATTTGCTGTTTTTGTTGATTTTCTTGCTCTATCCAATCGGGGATTTCAAAATTTCCCACGTCTGGATCGTTGTCATATTCAAACTTAGATTGCAATTCTCTTCTGCTAAGCTCGTTAAGCAATTCGTCATTTATACTATCTACCATAACTTATCTTATATCTTATTCTAGTTTTTTACCTCTATTTAGTTTCTTATTTGAGGATAAAAAGAAATAAAAGCCAAAGAAAAGAGCCGAAAGGAAGTAAAAAATTGCTACTGTATGCCAGTAAGAATCCGTCCACTTCATTATGGCCGCGAAAAGGATATCGAATCCGAAGGGATTGAAGAAAGTTGCTAAGATTAAACAAATTGATGATATTCTTCTTCTGTTTTTCTGAGTCACAATCGTCGTCCATATTATTTTAATATCAGCATTTTTTGATTCCTATAGAAACAAAAAATGGAGACTTTGTCGAGTCTCCATTTATATATTTTAATGATTAATTTTAATTAAAAACGTCTTCAAAATAGTCAGCTCTAAAAGATAAAGCTATTTTGTAAGGAGTTGTACCATTAGTATAATCTAAGTCTAGTGACTTTATCTGATCAACTGGGAAGCAATTAAGCAATTTAATTCTTCTAAATACATCTCCTTGTTTATTGAATACTGAGATTAATATGTAAGTACCTCCAGCATAAGTAGATTTAATACCAGTAGCACCAGTTAATGGATTGTATATTAGATCTGACCACTGTCTAAGTGCTTTAAATACATAATTGCTATTGTTGTCATTAAGGTTAGTCTCAAATTCTATTCTCACCTTAACCCCAGTATCATCAACCGAACCTCCAGCATATCTTCTTTTGGAGAATTTATATTTCTGTTCTGCTATACCTGGGGTTTTATCAACTGCTAAGCCAGATACTGATAATACGTTTTCAACCAATAAACTTCTACCGTTATTTCCCTGCTCTAGAGAAACTCCTGCTGGTGGCTGAATAATAACCTCAAACTGGTTAAGATATACCGGTTCGTATAATTGTACCGCTGCTTTTGACGATGTAAAATGTGGTAATCCTGCCATTTTTTAATTATTTATATAAATATATCATCGAAATAGTCAACTGCCCATTGCATAGTCAATTTGTAGATTGAAGTTTGCGTGTAGTTTAGTCCCATTTCTGTTATAGGAGTCATTGGAAAACAATCTCTAAGATTAATTTTCCTGAATATATCCCCTTGTTTATTGAAAACATTTATTAATATGTTTCCTGTATAATCTTTCTTAAGCCCCATTGCTCCTGTTAAAGGATTATAAATTAAATCTGACCATTGACGAAGAACTTTAAACACGTACATAGAATTGCTATCGTTAAGGTTAACTTCGAATTCTATATCGACATCTAAACCGGTTCTTGCTGGAGCAGCCCCTGAATAATATCTTTTAGCAAATTTATATTGCTGAGTAATTTCTGTTGGTATTTGATCTACTTGTAGACCAGAAACCCTAGTTACTTGTTCAAGCAATATATTAGCACTCCCTGGGTTACCCTGAGGGATTGATATAGCAGTCGGTGGTGTAATATTTACCTCGAACTGGTTAAGAAAAACCGGTTCAAACTTATTAACCGAGGCTTTAGAACTTGTATAATGTGGTAATCCTGCCATGTTTTTATTTTATATATTTTTCTATCTTATTTATTAACAAATTTATT